TCAACTAGGCAAAACTTGCAGGACGTTTGGCACCGCAGGCCACTCAATGACTTCTGGAAATTCGGCTTGCTGCTGAATTCGGTTCAATAACATGCGATAGCGCTTCCAAGCCGCTAACCGAGCCTCTTCATCGGCTGTAGCCTCTCCCAGATCCACCGCATCCTGTAACGGGCCCATTTTGATCGTTGCGTCGCTCAGCAAGCTGTCTCGCCGTCTGAGCGCTGTCTCTTCTTGGGTAGGTCCGGTATTGCGGATAAGTATGGGCAACCCACCCTCTCCAGGCCCCACTACTCCGTCTATGGTTGCGGTAAAAAGCTTCCGATACAGAGCTTCTGGAATCTCAACAGCATCGCTGGGCATTCTCTCATTCAACGAATCAATGTAGGCACCGTTGGTGGATGAGCTATAAAAATACTTCATTGGTAGCACCTTTTAATGATTAAAAACCGACGCACAACCAAGAGATAGCCGACCCTCCGATTGCTGCATTCGTCTCGTTGTATGAAACCTTAATTTCCGAACGACTTAAGAATTGACCGGACGACACCCGGCAGGCTGCACCGTCGCCAGATACGTCCCCGTAAATGGAAGTCCATACCTGCAATGCCGTGGCAGGGAAACTCAGAGGGAGGGAAACGGTTGTCGATGCCCCGTCAAAAATGGTTGCAGTTCGCCCCCACTGGATTACCAGGCCGCCCAACCACGTCGGAAATGCGATAAAACCGTTCGCCGTAAAGCTTGAAAGGAAGCCTGCGCGCATCTTCTTAGGCGTGACGCCTGTCGCGTCATCAATACCTGCATTGGTCTGGTTCTGGGTTGCTAGGGCAATGATGCCAGCGACTGTTTCTGTCGCCGCGGCCTTATTTGCCTTCCCAGTCAGTAGGCCGTCTACTTGGGTAGCGGTGTACGCATCTGAAATGTTGTAACCCGAGAGCGTGGTAGCTCGACTGGCGAACGATTGCCCTGCCTCAGTCTTCGTATAGGCGTCAGTAATGCCGTATCCCGCCAGCGTCGTAGCACGGCCCGCTTTGCCTGTTAGAAGTCCGTCCACCTGGGTAACGGTATACGCATCGGTAATGTTGTAACCCGCTAGCGTGGTGGCTCGACTCGCGAACGATTGCCCTGCCTCAGTCTTCGTATAGGCGTCAGTAATGCCGTATCCCGCCAGCGTCGTAGCACGGCCCGCTTTGCCTGTTAGAAGTCCATCCACCTGGGTAACGGTATACGCATCGGTAATGTTGTATCCCGCTAGAGTGGTAGCTCGACTGGCAAACGATTGCCCCGCCTCAGTCTTCGTGTATGCATCGATGATGCCGTATCCCGCGAGCGTGTCGGGCTTCTTTGTGATGTTTTGAAACTCCGCAGCAGAAGCTGCAAGGCGTGCGACAGCCTTCAGAGCCTGGCTGTCGTCCGCCCCATCTAAAGGTATACCCGCCCCTGTGATAAGGTTGATTAGCTCACGCTGAATTGTATTCAGCCATCGCGCCTTTATAAGTGTGGCATCGACGCCCGCCTCTGGATTGCCCTCGGTGTATTCGCCATCGGCGTTTGCCGTACTGGTGCTATCACTGATTTTTTGCATTAATTGTCTCCGTAACCAAATAGCAAAATGGAGTCGGCTGGCATCAACTGACGTAACCGGCACTCAAGGGCTCTATTCCCCCATGCAGATAGCGGATCGCCAGCTCCAGTAATCCCAGCTCGGGCATGACTGGTTGTCACGGCTGGAGCATTCACGCGCCAGGTGTAGTTCCACTCGCCACCATTGAGAGGGTCACCAGCACGCGCAATCCCTGCACGGGCTGGCCTGAATGTGGTGATGGTGATGTCGTAGCCCATAGCCTTAGCCAGGGCTATGAAAAAAGGTTTGCTCTGACCCATTTGGCCTTGGACCTTGCTGACCACGGCTTGCACGCGCTGACCGATGGTCTGGGCATGACCGATCAAACACGAGTCTGGAAGCCCAAGAAGCCGCTCCCAATCGGCTAAACCTTCACCCGTGTCCGGGAAGATCGTGCTGTAAACCATGCTTGCCTTAGCATCTGCCAGGTTCAGCGCGTTGGCTTCGGCTTCAATGGCGGCCGAAAGGTAGGGCGCTGAACCGTTATAGGAAACCGGGGGCAGTAGTAAGCGAATTTGATCGGCGAGCGTGGTCATTCCATCAACCCCAAAGTGATTAACCCTGGGCGAATCCAGCCAATAATTTTTGGGTCATCGGATGCGCTGACGTTACCGGTTGGAGCCGTAACAGCCCGATCTAGGACTCCCGCCAAGTTGCTGACCATTGCTTCAATCTGGGTTCGTTTGAGGGTATCTCCAGGCTTCAATGCGCTCAAAAGGATGTTGTAAGCCTTTTGCGCAGCAGCCTGCACTTCGGCCAAAGTGAAATCGGGGGCCAGTTCAATCTTGGCGTAGGAGTGGACGACGCGAATCGTTGGCGCGTACACCCAAACATCAGCGATGACTGAGCAAACGCTTTGAATGTGCGCCAAACAGGCAGCAATCACCTCGGCAGAAGGCGTACCGTTGCTGGCGGTAATGACGACATCGACAGTTCCACCACCACGGCGCTTAGGGATAACCTTGGCATAGGCAACGCCTTCGACCTCCAACGCCCAGCGGCGGTAGTCGGGCGCGGCACCTCCTGCCGGAGGGGTTCGGATTAGGTCCAGATAGCGGGCCCGTAGGGATTCGATTTTCTCCTGGTCTTCACCGCCCGTGGTCTTGCCAACGAACATGGCGTTTGCGTCCATGCCCAGAGGGGGACTGGTGATGATTAAGGCACCGGTAAGGTCGTTGAGCGCTGCACCGACAGTCTGAGCCTCGACCAGAACGGTGGTGGCGCCATCGATGCCAAGCTTCGCGCTGGCCTTGGCGGTGAACAACTCACCTGTAATGACATGCTTTAAGGTCGCACCGAGAAGCAATTGAACACCCGGCGTGCCTTTCAAGGCCGCTGTCCCGGTGGCTGCTACAGGGGCTTTGAGCACAACGCCACGAAGCCCGGCAGTGTGCAGCAATTCCTCTTCGTCGGCCGTGTCCGCGAATATCTGTCGATAGAGCCAGGCCAGTTTCTGATACAGGCCCTCGATAGCCGACGCCACAGCGGCAGACCGGACGTTGTTGTCGCTGTCCGGGCCGATATCGGCCTCGGCTTGGAGATTGCGAATATCACGCAGGATGTCCCGCAGAATGGCGTCCAGGGATCGACCGGTATAGGCCATGTCAATTCACTCTTACAGGGTGGCGAAACACCTGCGGATTGCCGGTGGCGTCGGTGATGTCAATTTGCAGGTTGAGCCAGCCGTTGTGGGGCTGCTCGACGGTGATGGTGATGTCTTGGGCGCGGCCGTCATCGAGCAGCGGCTGGAGCGCCTGCTCGGCGTATTGCTTGGCGAGTTTGCCGACCCGTGGCAGGTCTTTGGAGCGTTTCAGCTCATGCAGGCGGGAGCCCACGGTGGTGTCTTTCCACCAGGTGCCGAGGGGTGTCATGAGGCGTATGTAAACGGCGTTGCCCAGCGTATTGATACGCTGGCCCGTCAAGTCGCCAGTGGTTGGGTTTATGCCTGCGTCCATAGGTTGGCATACTGACGCGCAGGCTCGCCCGGCTGAGTATCAGCGGGGTTTAAGACTGTCCATATCAGATTGGCTTAATGTTTACTGGGGCGGATCTGGTGGCGGTCCATTTGGGTGGCCGTGTGCGTTATACAGCTCCCTGTCGTCCTGCATACTCCGCGTATGGTCGGTGATTTCTCCGTCTGCCTTTATGTCGCCAGTCTGTTCAATCAACGGAGTCTCAAAGCGCACTTTGGTCTTTGCCTTGACTACCAGCGTGTCGGTTTCGATTTCGATCAATCGGCCGCGCTTCATGTGGATGTAGTCGCCTTCATCGGTATACAACGCCACCTCACCATCTTTGACCACAACCCGATAACGCCCATCCTCGCTGGCTACGACGACCGTATGCTTGCTGTTACCGCCCACAGGGATCGCGAGAAATTCAGCGCCAGGCAACGGCCCCGAACTAAACCCGTAGTGCTGCATCAGCTCACCGGAAACCGACTCGCCTGCAAGCCCTTCCATTTCAATGCCGATCAAGGTGCCATGGGTATTACGTGCCGCCGTACCGCGAAAAGCCTGGCGAACGTTGCTCATCACCCGACTGACCTGATCGCGCACCAGGCGCGCCATATTGCTCATTTAGAGCCCCTTGATCATTTCGATAAACGCCGCGTCGGGGTTGGCTTTTTTGCCCTTGCCCTTGCGCTTTTTGGCGGGGTTACTGTCCAGCACCCACATTTTGTCTTCACGCAACCGCAGCTCTGTAATAGCCCCTTCACCGCGAGTCAGGCGTAAGGTGCGGGACATCAGGAAGTAAGTCGCATCCAGTCCATGGGGCTCGCTACGCACGATGACGCGCTGACCGGGGCTCCATACCTGGCCGTTATCGGCGCGGTGCCCCATGACTACGGCGCGGATCTCGAAACCCTCCAGGCGACTATCGGCCAGCAGCTTGCGGGCACGGGTGGTAGCCATGTCCTGGTTCTCGCTGGAACTGTCGATAATCACCTTCGGCCGGAAGATCCCGCGACGGGCCAGGGTTTCGTCCTGGATGACTGAACGTAGGTGGGCGCGCTTGCTGTCCAGGCCGTCATTGTCGTATTGCCCGTGCTGACCCAGGACGGTGATTTGACTGTAACGATTGGCGATAGAGCGCCGCACACTGAGGCGCTGCACGTTATTGCCGACGCCGTCCTCCCGCATAATCAACGTACCAACTGGCGCGGCGTTGTAGTCAGGCCCGCCAATGATCAGTCGGCCGTCAGGCTCGACCCACGGCCACAAGCCATTGGCCTCGGCGACCTGGAGCAATGCCTCCCAGGCGCTTTGACCAGGTTCGATTTGCACGCGGCGTCTGGTCTTGGCTTGGGCGGCGCGGATCTCTATCTGAGTTATGCCCAGCGGCTTCACGACCTGGTCCAGGATCTGCGCCAACGTGGCTTCGCGCATCGAAACGAAAGGCGCGGAACAGTCGACCAGGGGCGCCGCACGGTCCCGGCCAGTGATGCGCATAGAGATACCCTGACGGGAGATGTCATGTTCGAACTCGTCGATCTGGCCGGTTAATACGCGGTCCTTGCCCAAGGTTAGCGAGCAAGGCGCGCCCTCGGCCAACACGCTGGGCAACCGGGTGGCGTCCTTGGTGTACAGCTCCAGTTCGAAACCGTCAGCGGCGGTCAGCAGGTCTGACTCAACCGACCAGCCGTCCCATTCCTCATGCGCCAGGCCACCAATGGACAGGCGTATTGACTCGTCCAGGACGTTACTTGGCGTAGGCACGCAGCACCTCACCGGCTTGAATGTTATGCGGTGTTTTCAGGTCGGGATTCAGGCGGATCAGCTCGACAGCGCGGGTATGGTCGCCATACCAGCGGTGAGCTAATAGACGAAGGCTGGCCGGGGTTTCAACCACGCGCTCCAGCATTGGCGGGCTCTGCAAAATGACCTGACGCGCACGGGCCTGAATCAATGCGGCGACATTGCGCAATGCCTCAATGATTGGTCGGGCGGTTTCCACGTCGTAGAGGTGACGTTGCAGAAGGATGGACGACTGCACCAGGGATCGCACCAGGTTAACCAGGCCCTCCAATTCCAGCGGGCTCAAGGTTGGCGTGTCGGCTTCGTCCTCGATGACGGTAGCCACCGCCTGGGCGTGGGCCAGCGCCAGTTCGGTGATGACCAGGACAACCAAAGCGAAGCCGTTAGCGATCACCGGATCGTCTGGCATTCCATCGGGCAGTAGCACCAGGACGTTCCCTGGAATAGTCGGCCCGCCCTCGATCAGTGGGCCGACAGTAGGTGCCACGCCTTGGCGCGCACCGATCAGAAAGCCCGCGCCTGCACGTGCCGCATCCGCCGTCAGGCTGGCGTTGCCTGGCAAAGTGGCGGGCACACCAGTACGAGCGAGCAGCGCCGTGGACGAACTGGGCGTGCTGCCCTGGATGGCACTTCGGATTTCAGAGGGTGTGCGCATCAGGTCGACCAGAGGATCAAACGCCCCTGACGGCCGTTTAGCCATTGACCCAACACCGGACACCACACCCAGGATTTGCGAGCGCAGTTGTTGCAGCCGCAGGCCAATGCCAGGTAAACCCAGTGCCTTTTCGATCAGGCCGACCCAGCCTCCGCCGATCCACGATTGAATCTCGCCGACCAGAGAGTCAATGCGGCCAAACAGGTCAAAGATGCCGTCCTGCCAGGTGTATTCATCCTCCAGCCCCAATACGCCGATATCGACGAATTCAAACTGGCGCTCAAAGAAAGGCGCGTCGGGCGTGTCCTCAACGAACACAATGCTGATTTCGGCATAGTCCGGCCGCTCGGCGTTGTGCTTGACCTCGCCGGTACTGCTGACGACGTTCATGCTGCCGTAGATCGGGTGGATCAGTTCGCCTGTACCTGGCGTGTTCAGGGTACGCAGGATGTTCTGGAGTTCTATTTCATAGTTGACGCCGAACACCACCACTTGCATCGGAATGCGCCGGGCACCACGGCCCAGGTCTTTGACCCGGTCACCATCCTTGAATGGCGTTCCATGTTCAGACAAGGCGCGCTGCCATTGCAGGCTTTCGCTTTCGACCAGGAGCGGGACACCACGGAAAGAGGCGTCCAGTAAGTTCTCTGCCCAGCTCATCCGCCGCGCCTCATTTGAATGTCAGTTCGCCGCTCAACCTCGGCCTGGATCATTCGCGAATCAGTACGCACTTCGATAACCAGGGGTTGGGCGAGCAACGAACGGAGGCGATCCTCGGCGGCTTGCGCGGCAGGATTGGCACCGGCCGCACCAGGTGCGGGGACGTTGCCGGCAATTCCAGGAAAGCCTGGCGTGGTTGCCGCCGATAGTGGATTAGCCAGGCGCTGCGCCTGGGAAGCTAACCAGGTCGACGGCTGGCTGGTGCCAGATTGAGACATCATGTCCCGCAGGCGTTGCTGTGCGGTGAAAGTGTCGGCACCCGCAGCCAGGGCGCGATTGGCGATACCCTGCGCCCAGGTGTTCGCATCGTTGACGGGCAGGCCCGCAGCGGTCAGGCCGGTTTCATGGTGCGCCAGGCGCTGGGCTTCGGAGGACAGCCAGTCCGATGACTGGTCGGGATTTTTGTCAGCCAGGGCCATACGGTTGCGGTAGAACGATGTTTGATAAGAGCGCTGGTCATCGTTTAGCAACTTGCTGCGCTGGGCTGCATCCAAGCGACCTTCGTCCGTGGCTGTCGCACTTGCCCCGCCGATTTGGGTGGCAGTTACACCCAAGGCCATTGGGGCCAGCCATGGGGTGATAAACCCACCGGGCTTGCCCTTGCTGGAGCTTGAGCCATTCGGCAGGTCTGGCCCACCAGCAGCGCCGAGAGCAGCACCCGCAGGCCAGTTGGTGACAAACACTGATGTAACGCCTGTGGCTTCCTCCAGGACCTTGCCTACGGCAATGCCTTTGAGGGTTTCAGGTCCGCCCATGAACCTGTTAAGCAAGGCCCCCGCGCCAGCTTTGGCACCACGCCCGGCATAATAGCCGCCAACACCCAGGGCAGCACCGCCAGCAAGCATTTGCTCGCCGGATAAGTTCAGGTCATCCAGCAGATAGCTACCAAGGTCCGCAAAGCCCTTGTTGAGAGGTCGTGCCATTCGATCAATGGCTTGGCCGAGAGTCGCTTTCATTCGAGAGCCAACGGCAGTTGAGCTACTGAGGTTGTCAGCCAGGTCTTTTTCAATAACACCTTTTGCGTTGTTGATATCGCCGGTACTTGATGCGAATTGCTCCAGCCGATTGCCTGTCATGAAAGCGTTAACACCTTTTTGGGTGTCCTGATCCATCTTTCCGAAAACCACCCCCATAAACTTTGCACGATCCCGGTCCGTTTTAAGGGCGCCGTATTTCCTTTTAAGATCCAAGAAGACATCTTGCGTATTACGGGTTTCCCCTTGCTTTCCGAAGAAGTCTACGCCCGTTGTTTTGGTGACGTTTTCCCGGTAAGTGTTGTTGGTGAATGCTCGTAAAGTAGACTGAGCAAGTGTCCCCAATCGGTCGGGTTCCAACTCAATTAAGGAAAGCGTTTCAACAAACGAAAGTGATTGGGCCAAGCTCATCCCAGCTTTCTTTGAGTCTGCCCCAACTTTAGGGAAGATGCTTGAAAGGTTTTCCAGTTCAGCATTACCGAGGCGCCCGGCAACAACCATTTTTTGCAGCAGGTCTAACGCCGCTTCTGGTTTTGCCAGGTCGATGTCAAACGCGCTGGCACCGGTAACCAGGGCTTTTGCCAATATCCCGGAGTCGGCACCTGTGACGGCTGTTGACTGAGCAATAGCCTCGGTACTGATCTTCGCTTTGTCATAGGAAAGGCCACTTGCGACCAAGGTGTCAAAACCGCTCTGAACTTGTTCGCGTTCGATGCCATAGGTTTTGGCAAGGCGCCATTGATCATCACGCCATTCTTCGCGCTGCTCACCGCTCATGCCTGCTGTTTGTTGAGTTCGGATTAGTTGCCGATCCAGCCGCGCACTGCCAGTCACACCCGAAACAACACCGATACCGACTCCAAGCCCCGCCAATTGGCCCTGCATACTGCCGCCCAGTCCCTTGATGCGATCAAACTCCTGACGCACACCCATGGCGATGGTTTTCAACGTGCGCAGGCTGCGACCGCTGTTTTGCGCCATGCGCCGAAAAGACGTTTCGGTCCTATCAACGCTCTGACGCAGTGGCTGCACACCTTGTCTATCGGCACTGATCAGCTCGGTTTTGGCATCACGCGCAGCCTTGCGAGCGGCGGTGGCCATCTCTTTGAGTTCGGCAGAGGTCTTAGTGACTTCAATGCGCGTGCCGGAGCCTGCCTTCGCGGTTTCACGCATGGCGCTACGGATGGTTTTATAGCTGTTGGCGCCGACCTGGCCGACCTTAGTGATGGCCGAGGATGCCTTCCAACTTTCATCGGCCAGTGACTTGGCGCCTTCCTTACCGGCCTTGCGTAGGTCGCGGTTGATCTGCTCGATCTCCCGACGACTGTTGCCCGCATGGGCTTGGAAACGGAGCGCAACGCGCAGATCGGAACTCATGGGTACTCCCGGAGAGGGGCTTACACGAACAGGATAGGCCCGGTATCGAGCCTGTTACCTAGGTTTGGGCAGCGCTTTGCGTTGGCGCTGACTGACGTAGCGGGTGCCTTTCACTTTGCCGATGACCAGGTCTATACGAGCGTCTATTTCAGCCCTGGTCATCTGCCGCAGCTCATCTAGCCGGTAGCCTCGCTGGACGAAGGCATGTTCGATTCGTCGCCAGTCGGTGTTGCCGCGCTCGGCGGCGCGAGCTTTTTTTCAAGCTCTGCGTCGGCGTCGGCAATGATCGCCAAATCGCTTTCAGTCAGTTCGTTCAAGAGCAGCTCAGTTGTCAGCGCTTCATTGGGAATTTCGCCCAATGACAACAACTGGCGGCGATAGACCTCCAAGGTGACAAGCTGGAATGGTGCGCCAGGATGCAGTTCCTGAGCCGCGACCAGGTCGCCAGCAACAGGAACGCGCAAGGTGAAGGTCTTGTGGCGCAAACCGGAGTAATAGACGCCCATTTTGAGTTCGCGGGTAATGCTCAATCCTTCCCAGCGTTTGCTTGATTGTTCAGTCATTACGTTATTCCGTGTAGTAGTTGAGAGCAGCGATGGTCAGGTCTCGCGTGGCTTCGCCTTCAAGTTGGTACTTGCTGCCCAGTTCGATCAGGGAGCAACCTGTCCAGGTTTCGCGCTTACCACCGCCGTCCTGGGCATAGATCGTCAACTTGGCATCCATCAAAGCGCGCCATTCCGGCTCGCCATTTTTGGGAATGACCACCGAGATTTTCAGCTCATGTTCTTCAATGCCCTTTGCCGTGCCGGTAGGTCGGCCGCTGCGGTTCATCGTCTTGACTACCTTGCGCCCGGTCTTGAGGCTCGGCTCAACGCTCGTCACCTCATAGTCGGTGCCGTTGATCTCCAGAACGATCTGCCCTACGTAGTTATCAGCCATCTAAAATCACCTCTTACAAGAGCAGGTCAATGCGACCGGCGAACACGTGCAGGCCGTTGACGACATCGACAGGAATGGTTGCATTGAGACGGTTTACGTCCTGGGCCGAACGCTCGACCACAAGCCCGGCCGCGTTGGCCTCGACCTCTTCGACGATCTCCAGCTCCTGCGCCTTGAGCAGTACGTCCAGCAGCTCACCGCGTACCGCTTCCGGGGTTTTCTTTGAAAGCTTGGAGCGCGGGAAGCGCAGGCGAATCCGGTCGCGGCACGCCATACGGATGTAATACAGGGTGCGGATGGTGGTCAGGTCCAGCAGCGAGACGTCTGTGGCGCCCGCAGCAGACTTGGTATACGTGGTCACGGCACGGACAATCTGAATGACATCGCCTGCCGCGACTTCCAGCGGGGTGACGCCGTTCGCCAGGGCGGTTTCCTGCTCGGTGCGTCCGAGACGTTGAGTGATGGGCGGCACTTTAATCCCGGCCAGTACCAAGGTATTCAGCGGCCGCGCCGGATCTTCTTCTGAGGCGATCATCGCGGCATAGGCAGCGGCCACCTGGTGCGCTTTCGATGCTGTGCCTGGCAAAACCGCCAGACTGATCGCGCCGGAGTTCAGCGACGTAGCCAAAGTGGTGGCAGCGGACAACGTACTGGTCAAAGCAGCAACGCCGATAATGCCTTGCTGTTCCATCGAATTGGTGTAGACCTTGATGTGTTCGCGCAACGCGGTCAGTGCCGTTGTGCTGTTCCAGGCCGGGACCAGGATGGTAAAACCGCCCAGCGCAGTCGCGTCCAGTGCGGCCTTGATGTCCGGCTCTGCATCACCCTCAACGACCACGCCCACTGCCGAGACGGCGGCGTAGCGATAAGCCGTGATAAAGGCGTCGGCCATTTCTCCAGCGATGGTGCCGCCGAAGAAGGCTTTAGCCTCCGGCGCGCTGTAGAACGGTGTCGGCACGTTAGCCTCCACGGTTGCCCCTTCGCCCAGGGGAACGATGAAGCACACGCTTTGCTTGTTGGTCGGCAGGTTCCGTTGTGCCAGGCTGGTGTTGAACTCCATGTAAACGCCAGGCTTACGGATAGACGCCGGGATCGTGTCGAATTCGATGCTCATTCAGTGGATTCCTGTGCGGGTTGTTTGGCACTGGCGCGCGGTTTCTTCACGGTCAGCAGCTCCTGCGCCGCCACACGGCGCCGGTAGTAAGAGGTGTTCGGCACGTCGACTGCCTCGCCCCCTTCGATGTACGTGTACGGATCGTCTTCCGTGGGCACCCGATGACCAGGTGCAGCTTTAACGTGCATTACACGTCCCTCAATTCGATGTTGTCGGTTGCCACCGGGTCGGGGTTATCCGATGGGGTGTGGTAATCCATGGTGATGCCCAGGAAGTCGGGCAATGCCTCTATAGGTTTTTCCCAATCCAGTTCGATGTTGAATGACTGCCCCAAGACAGAAAGGTGGTCACTGGAGAACTTGCCGTTGACCAGGTTGGAAAGCTCCGTTGGCTTGATCGGCGCACGCTCCGCCCAGGGTTGCCAATCGACAAGCTGGTGCATACAGGCTTCCCACAGCGCGTAACTGCCAATGTCCTTATCCGAAGTCCCGCGCCGAGTAGCCTTTTCCCCCCGTGGATGACGGGCTGCGATGATCAGGCGGAAGGTGATCGACACCACGTAACGGCTGTTAGATCTACGGTTGAATACGGCCTTTGGCACCATCACCAAAATTGCCGGGCAGCGCTTGAGCAAGCCCGGTAACAGGTCCGGGTCGCTCAATTCGCCGCCGTAGCTTTCCACCACCAGACGCGGCAGTCGGGTTTGCAACTCGCTGAGCCGCGCCTCGATCAGGTCCTCCAGCTCGCCCACCATTACAAGTCCCTCAAGGTGCTGCGGCTCATCAGACGAGGCTGGTGGCTGATCTGAAAACCAGACTGCCCGCCGTCCGATGCACCACGCTCCTTATCTTCCTTGGCGAGCGTCTCCAGGCGCTTGATCACGTCCTTGTAAAGCACCCGCACGGTCGACTCTTCCTTGCCCGCGTCGTCGTACAGGTGATAACGGGCGATCTCGGCCAGGTCATCCGTAACCCATGCAGGCGCATCCTCGCCTGCCGCCCGAAACCGCAGGTAAAACGAGACCTCACTACGCGCCCGCTTGACGGCATCGGTGATCCTGACAAGCGTCGCAACGGCAATGGCGATGTCCTCGGGCGGCCATTCTTCCAAAGGCGAACCATCGGCAGCCGCCAAGACAAGTGCAGGATCGATAACGCGCTCGGTGTCCGGGACGGCCACTTCGGTGATGTCGCGGGCGCCGAATCGGATCAGGAGCTGGCTGGCGGACGGCAGTGAGAGGTTCATTTACCGGCGTCCTTTGCCTTGCTGGTGCGGGTTTTCGCCGGCTTTTCTACGGGATCGGGAGTCGGCGTTGCAGGCGGCACGGTGTTGTCCTGGTCGTTCACGGCGCCGATACCGCTCTCGGAAAGATCCAGGGTTGGTCCCACGAATTCAGGTCCAGGCTCGATGTTGTTTTGGTCGGTGGGACCGACGTCGACCACAGGAGCAGCCACTGGCGTAATGACTGTTTCAAGCGTTTGCGGCTGGGCGCCTGGAATGGCATCGGGCGTTTCCGATGGCGCGGTTTGCGAGGGGGTGTCATCGAGCACGTCCTTTACCTGGTCGAATGCTTCCCCCGCATAAGCGAGGATCAATTGAGGCTCTTTCCCAAGCGCCTCAAGTTGTTCGTCCGTGAAGAAGTCGTCCGGGTAAAAAGTCGGCTTGCCTGGGTGGGCAATCCCGCAACGACGGAAGCCGTCGCGCTTTGAGGTGATAACGATGGTCATAACGCCCCCTTATCCCAGCCAGCTCGGCGCCAAGATTTCGGCGGTGCCTGCCCATTCGTTGCCGCTGTTGGCATCCTTGACCAGTAGCTTGCGCGCAGCACCTTCCAGCGGGGATGGCACCACCAACAGGCCAGGGTTGACGCCGAGTGGGCGACCGCCATCAGCGTGGAAACCCTTCATGGCTGCACGCGCTGCGGCATAGTTTTCGGCGTTAAGGGGGGCTTTCGAGCAGAACGCAAACTGCCAGAAACCGAAACCGACGTTCGCACGGGCATCGACGCCATAGCGGTATTCATCGCGCATGAAGACGTTTTCGTCGTCCATGCTGGTCATCGCTTTGAGGTCGTACTTGCGGCGCAGTTGGAAGATGATCGGTTTGATCGCCCGGCTTACATCGAGCAGATACCAGGCTGGGCCTTCACCGTCCTGGTAGTTGCTGACGGAGATTGCCGTGCCAGTGCCGTCGGTGTTCGGGTAGACCGGGTGGTCGGTGTCGAAGAAGTTCTGGCCGTCATAGCACAGCGTGGTCAAGCCAGCTTTCAGCAGACTGAACACCAACTCGTCCGGGTGTGCAGTGGACGCCCGGCCCATCTCGGCAAACAACGGCTTATAGACGCCGATCTGGTCATCTTCGATGGCGTCACGCGGCACACCCACGGACGACTCGTACTTCTTGTTGGTGATTGAGTAGCTGTGCGCCGCCATGTTCTTGAGAACACGGTCGCCGATCCACTCGCGGAAGTTCGGGAACTGCCCCAACCAACCATAGGTGTTGCTGGCAGACGTGGACGGTACGGTCGTGGCAATGCGCGCCCAATCGGTCGGCGTAGCTGCCTGGGCATTTTGGAACTCGGCCCGGTACGCGGTGAACAACGCGGTCAAGGTGCCAGAAGTAATGATCATGAATCGCTTCCTATATATAGAGGGAGTTACGCCTTGCCCTTGATGAAGTCCGCTTCGCTCATGTCCAGCAGCTTGGCGACGTGTTGCTCTTCGGCGTTGAGCGCGGTGACGGTTTTGTCGGCCTTTCGCTCGTCCAGGTTGGAGGGCGGAGCAACGACCGGCGCCGCATCGACGAATGCCTTGAAGCGCGCCAGACCGGTTTCGTCTTGGCAAGCGGCGCGGTGGTAGTCGACCGTTGCCGGGGTGATCTTCCCGGCTTGGGTAGCCGAGGTGATCAGTGCATCCACTTGCTTGTTGTGTTCGGTTTTCTTCTGCTCAGCCAGGGCTTGCTCGGCATTGGTTGCGCGTTGCAAAACGCTGTCGTAGTCCGCCCGTGGCATGAACTGCTCAAGGTTGGGCTTCTCGGTGTTCACCGCTTGCGCGGTTGCTTTGAGTTGAGCGGTGGCCGCAAGGGCCTGTTCTTCGGTTGCCGTTGCAGGCAAACCGAGTGCAGTCAGAAGCGCAGGTGAAAGCGTCACAGGCGTGACCTCCGTGTTTTCTTGATTGAGGGCGGTCAGCAGGAAGTTGGGTTTGTTCGTCAGGCCCGCGCTGACCAGGCGAGCAATACGGGTGGTATCTGGGTCGAAGTCGAAGACAGGGGAAAGGAAACGGTATTCGCGGTTGATGACCTGCTCGGAGGCCCGAGGGGTCCAGTCAACCAGGCCCCACAGCGCGCCGTTGCGTAGTTCCAATTGCTTGATCCAGCCCGCAGCCGGGGCGGATTCGCCCTTGCTGGCTCGGTGCTGTGTGGCATGTTCCCAATCAATGGGCAGGTCGATGGCACGGCCGAGGAAGCTGGACTGGACCAGCGTCCCGGCTTGCTCATCGAACAGCCATTGCCGACCATCGCGGCCGGTGACGTTGGGACCAGGGGGATTAGTTCGACCCACTCCGGGGCCTTGCCGTCAGAGACGGTGGCGGAAAGGTCGGTGTTGAGTGCGAGTTGAGTTTTCATGCCGCCAGTGTGGGAGGACTGGCGGAATCAGTGAGTATCAGCGGGGTTTAAGGTTTAGCAAATAGTAGTGAACCCGTTTTAGACTAGGTCGTCGTATTTTCGAATAGCACGTAGCTTGGTCATCACCGTATCGCCGTAAGGAGTTAGCGTCCAATAAGTTGCAGTGTCTTTGACGCTCCGACTCTTGGTGCTCTTGGCAATATACCCGAGCGCACGCAGCTGTATTTTAATAGTCTGATAGTCCGCATCTGACACCTCGAAGTTCATAATCCTTTGCGGGCGCTCATTCGGCTCCATGCTTGTTATCATATTGCTCTCAATAGCTTCGCTTAGCGTAAATTTTAGAGACGTATCCGACGCCTCATCAATCATGAGTGGAGACAAAACTGCAAATATATAACTCCAACGAAACTCAACTTCGCCATACTCATTTTTCGACGTCCCATTACGAGCCACGGAATAATAAGTATATCTGATTCGGTATTTATCACTTCCTTGGGCTAAGTCATTAGCGCCTTCTGGCTCAGAGCTTTTAATCGTTTGATTTTCAAGCTCCAACTCATCTACACGACGACGCAAGCTTAAAATCTCTTCCGTGGCACTCTCGTCGGGCACTAAATTTCCGCGAACCCAGCCAATAGCTGGATGGCTTTTTGTAAGTTTGATCAGGCTTCGACTTACATGTCCGCCAAGTTCTGCTGGGGTCTCCCAGAGCTTACACAGCTTCTGTTTTACTAACTCATAGAAGTTTGCGAGTTTTTCTTGATTCTCAGTGCTGGTTTCGCTGAACTTGGCAGGCAGATCACCAATGTTACGATGAATAAAGCCTAAAATGGGTTTGCCTGTCTCTAAAGCATAACGATATTCCATCTCCGTGTAGCTCTGGCCTGAAGGTCCTACGGAACCATACCTGCCTGCCAGCACTACAATGTAATAGTCGCTGTCATCAATCACCTTTTTGATAAGGCTCCATTGATCGTCATTCGTTGCAGGGAACAGCTCCATACCTGACGGCATGCAATCTTGCTCGAGCAGCGCCTGCATTACCTCTTGCCTTGCATCCTCCAGGTCCCAGAACGTAGAGCTGACAAATACCTGATAACGTTTTTCCATTTCTTGAGGCTCCTTATTTTTCTGCTCGCTCGACAAGTCGTGATAATGCGAGCGACTGGAGCCAATCTAACGCAGGTCTAACGCATCTTCGTAACAATATTTGCGCCGATGTACCGCCCAAGCAAATCGGCTCCTACAGCGCGCTTGCAGCCATCAACCTATCAGTGGCTCGTTAAGATAGTCGTGGATGATGAACAGCACCTCTGTTTCATCCTCGGCAGAGAGCCCCAGGTACTCCCTCGCTGGGATATCACCCCACGGAATAGAACTACCCTTGCCCGTTTTGCCGGACGCGCCTTTCTTCTGCCCAAACTGGTGGACAGCGCCATAGGGCCGATCTGTACCGAACGCCAGTTCTCTACTGGTGACTTGCTTGCGTAGGGTGTCTTGGAGCGTACCTTTCTCCCGCAGGATACCTGCACCTTTCTTTCTGGCTAGGGTTACAGGCGAGAGCGGCGCCCAAGGCGAGCCGTCAGGCGCGACCTTACGGCGGAAGCGCTCGTCGGTGGACTGGTGAAGATATTCACCGATGTCATTAAGCGGTGTGGTGAAGTCGTCCAGGCGGCGGCCCAACTCTTCCAGGGCTTTGCCAACCTGGCTGCTGTCGATGACGACATCAAGCATTGCACCGGCCATGGGGTTCTCCTATTCAGGGCGGCTATATAGCAGCACGCCAAGGCGAAGTTGCTCCAGGTACTCTGCGCTGTCTGCCTCTGGCACAAAGGAACTGACTCCGGCCCAGCCGTCGTCGCCGACTTCAAACACCGCCAGGGCTGGTATCGGCTGACCCTCGACCTTGAAGCGGCGAAGGTAGCGACGACGCACTACGGCCTTGCTCTGGCCTTTCAGCCACTCCAGGCGCACCCACACTTCATCGGGGGCTTTTAACGTGTCGGCCAGGAGAGGCAACTCACGCGCAATGCCGGAACGCTTGATAAGCAACGGCCCCGTGGGCGTGTTGCTGAACATCCCCCGGCCGATCACAACGGCATCACCAACCACGTCCTTGAACACTGTGGGGGCTGACTCTGTCGCGCCGAACTCGCCGAGGAATTCATCTAGGTACTGTTGATCAGTTAGCCCTGCGGGTAGCACGCGGTTTGCCGGGACTGTGCGGGGCGTCGGCATGGCTTCTGGTAGTCGGCGGTTTGGGAGGCCCACTGTCGTGGCGCTGTATTTGGCACCTGGTACGGGCTGGGGCAATGGGTCGTAGGCCCGCAACGGTGGAACGGCTGGAGCCAGGCGCGACTGACCTGGTGCGTATTCAAAGCCGGGGTCAATGCCCTTGGGCACCCGCACTGTGCGCGGGCCATTGGGACTGTTCTTGCCGATGACCCGGTCTTCCCACTCAATAGCGGGTGCGGGACCAATTGCCAGGCCCTGGCGCTCTATGTCCCTGGCCGAAGCCATGAACTTCTTGCACTTGCAGCCCCAGCCGTTTTGCGGGGTGTGGGTCGACCACCATGGATCATCCAAAGGCAGAGTGGTGCCGTTCCAGGCCAAGTGCATTGGGCGCGGGTGTGCGCTGTCGCCGTGGCGGTAGATACCATAGGGACGGCGCTTGCGTAGTTCCGGGTCTGCCATTTGCGCTTCGCGACCGGCGTTATAGGACTGGCGCAAATTGGTTTCCCAGATGACATTGGTACGCCAACCGCGTTCGCCCTGGTACTGCCAGCCATGTTTGACCACGACCTGGTCGAAGTCTTTGCGGAACTGTTCCAGGGTTGTCCCGTTGGTAATGGACTTCTCGACGGCGCCCCGTAGGGCAGTGAGTAGGCCATGCTTGACTGCGCCTGCTACGACAAACGCATGGTCATGTTCGATGGCGTAAATATCTGCCCAAGACGGCGTAGGGACACTGACCTTGCCGCGAAAGTAATCAAGCTGTTCCTTGAAAGAAAGTGAACCATGAGAGACAGCCATTGCGTTTTACCTGTTTTTAAGTGGCATATTGCCTTCATACAAGACAAACTGTTCGGGGTACAACCAAACACTTTCATCACTAGGGAGCTGCACATGCGAGTCGGTATCAAAAAGCTGGACGTTAAAATGGAAGTGAAAAACAATGGGGTCGAATTCGAGGTATACGACAATCAAGAAAATTTCATGGGCGATATGTTCGTAGTCAAATCAGGACTTATCTGGTGCAAAGGCAAGACTAAAAAAGAAAACGGCGTAAAAGTCAGCTGGGCAGAGTTCACTGCATGGATGGAAGGCTGACACTCAAACACCTCGCAAAATATCGTACCTCCCAGCCATGCTCGCCGCTGTCATACCATCTGTCATGGCGTCGGCTAGTTGGCTGGTTGTTATATCGGGGTAGGTTTCAATCAAACGGTCCCGAAACTCCTCAAGGCTATGAACAGTGTCGAGCAGTTCCTTGATCTGCTCGATCATGTCGTCCATGTATACCCCCACAGTTCGCTCCATCGTCCGCACCTGGTTATCCACGATGTCCGGCACCACAACAGGTTTCGCGGGCGCCTGCTCTCTGTTGGCCGCTTGTGCCAACACCGGAGTAACAACGGGCGCAGCAATGCCCAGCAGCTTGGCGCCAGCGGCCGGAGCTGGAATATTGAGTTTGTCGCGGATAACCGACTGTTCAACCTCCAACCCAAGCGGCACCAGCTTTTCCAAGGCTTCGATCAGAATCTTGGCGTTTTCCGGCTTGGGTACGTCGAGGATCAGCCGCGGATATGGGCGACCAGGTGCAAAGTTCAGATCGCACCAGGGGCGCACAAAATAACGGTTCAGCGTATTGGATTCGGCCTTGGCATCGGCTTGCAGCAGATCCAGGCGCACCTCGTTATGGATCGTCGCTTGGGCCTGGCTGGAGCCGTCGTCGGTAGACATGGTTTGACCGACCACGGCCTTGCTGACCTGCTTATCCCACCACTCCGCCAAACCCTTGAAGAAGTCCCCGGCGCCGGTCACGTTGGCCGCCTGGGTGAAGTCGATGCGCATACTGTCCGGGATCACCGCCGCTGCATCGCTGCCCAGGTTGGCAACCGCTGACATGAGCGTAGCAATATCGTCCTTACTGGCACCAGGTCCGTAGCGACCTACACGCATGGGCATACCGAAGATGTCGGCGAAACCCATCCAGTCCTTCCAAGTCCATGCTTTGCACATGTAACCCACGGCAGCTAGACGCGCCAGGCCACCACGAATAGGCAGACCTGAACGAATGCGCGGCAAATGAACGATGAACTTGTACGGTGCCAAAGGAACGCCATCGACCATGTCGGCTTCATCCAGGAGCCGCAGCTCCCGGCTGGTGTCGCGGTCGAACTGGAAGAAACGCTGGTCCCGTGGCTCAAAGCGCGATGGGTTCCAGGTCTTGCCACTGCGGTCCCACATGATTTCGGAGACGGCATAGCCTTTGCCCATGGCGTCGGTCAGGTCGGCTTGTAACTCGCCGAACTCGGGTGAGTCGACTATTTCCTTGAGTTGGTCGGCTCGGCGCACGTCTTCGGCATCGTCGCTGGCAGCTTCGATACGAATGGCTAAGCCGGACACTGCCAGCTTGCGAGTACCTAACACCGAGGCGTAATGCAGATCCCGTTCTTCCATTTCCTCGGCAAGGGTCAGGTAGTCATGGGCGTTGCCCTCGGCAGCCGCCTGCAGGATGGCGGCAAGTCGACCAGGCGTCAGGCCGCTCGCGACCGACTGGTGCCAAACCTGGCGTATGCCGGTGGTGCGTGCTGCGGCCAACTCTTCGGTGAGTTTGTCGTACTGGATCGGTCGACCGTACTGGTCGACGATTTTGGATTCAGCCATTACCAAATGCCTTTTGTGGAGCGCCAACCGGCGCCGATCTGGATCTCGCGATCATGCTGAGACGCGGGCTGGACTCGGTGATACTCGATGATTTCCACTTCCTGGCGGGACGCGTAATCGGCCAGTACGGCGGCGATACCGGCGTCGCCGTGGCGCTTGGGGCCGGACTTTTCGCCTTTCTCGTTGGTGCGCTTTTCCGGGATACGGGCCACGCCCTTGACCATCCGAAAGGCACGCACGTCGCTAACGACGTCCTTGTCGGCCGGGATGTCGTAGAACGTGTCGTCTTCTAGGGACGCCTTGAACGGAGGCATGTTGTCGCGATACCAGCCCTCGGTGAGCATCACCCGCTCAATGCGGTTGAAACCGAACTCGATGGCGGTGTCTTCCGACAATTGCGAGCCGTTGCCCCTGGCGTCGTCGGCGCCTTTGAGGAAGTTGGGTAAGCGACGAATGATGTAAAACTTAATCTGGAGTTGTTGCTTGAACGGAACGTTACGCAGCTCGACCACAAAGGGTGTGCGTTTGCGCAGGTTCTGCTCCTTGAGCAACGGCCAGATGACCGAGAGGTCGCCGGAGCGGGCGAAGTCCATGCCATAGAAGCTCTGAACGTCCAATGGGATGGCCGACAGCAGCGGGAGCAAATGTTCTTCGCACCACTCCAGGGACTCAGCCAGGCGCAGGTGTTCAGCGATGGTTTCGTAGCCCTGCGGGTATGCCAAGCGCAGCACCGGCACATCGCGGTTACTGCGCTTCTCGACCAGGGCCATGCTGAGAAAGGCGCCGCCGCCCTGGGACGGAACACAATCAAGCTCTTCATCGGCGGCGTCACCGTAGAAGCCATACACGTCCTGTACCCAGGCGAGTTCTTCCTCAAGCTTGTACTCAATCCCTTTACGCAAGCAGACACGCTTGTACAGACCATCGGCCACGGCTTCGCCAAAGGTGCAGCGGAACACTTCGCCATTGCGCTTGCCCGCCCGGATCTCATTGACCAGGTCGTTGAATGGGTTTTCCGTGCCGTCGTGGGTGCTGATCACATGGACCTCACCGCCCCAAATCAACAGCGCCATGGCTGCTTTTAGCAGCTCGGCCAGGTCGGCATGGAATGCAGCTTCGTCGATGACGACAACACCCTGACGGCCCCGCAGGTTGGACGGTCGGCTGGTCAGCGCGACAATGCGGTGGCCGCTGGGGAAAGCAATGGTGTAGGTCTTGATATGTTTGTCGGGGTCACTGTCGGGCCAGATGCCTTCTTCGATTTGCTCGGCGGCGTAGTTGTACGCCCGCGCCCACATGGCGCAAGCCTGGATGTATTCCACGGTCATGTCCTGGTTGTAGCCCAGGTAGTAGACCGTTTGACCGCCCGCTGATTTTTCGCTGGCAGCCACGAGGACGTTGTCTGCCGCTTCGGCCCAGGTAAGACCAATACGCCGGGACTTCTCGCCGACCTTGAGTGGGGCACGGATACCGATCCACTCTTTCTGATAGTCGAGCAATACCGCTGGAGCAACCAGAGTGGCGGTGCTGTCCAGGATGAGAGGAAGGCTCACGATGCCATCCCCAGTATCTCGCGCCGAATTTCATCGGCTGTCGACTGGGACATACCACCTTTCTTAGCGATTTTCTCAACGCGGGCCGCTGCGGTCTCGACCTTTTCGCGCCATTCGGCCTGCCACTTTTTCTGCACCACCGATGCCTTGCCAAGCTCCGCCACGGCCTTTGCTACCTTGGGCAAGTCCATCTGGTCACCGTCGGTCATCAGCAGCTTAAATAGGTGTTCCTGCACCAGGCGCATCAACGCTTCGTTGACCGCGCCTTCTTCATCCGGTGCAGCCGCCACTACGGCACGCGCTTGCTCGCTCGCCATTTTCAACGCTGAGAGCTTGGACTCAAAGTCCTGACCATAGCGATGCAAAGCTGACTTGCTGATCGAAAAACCACGGCTCGCCAGTTCTTCGGCCAGGGCTTCATAGTCACTAAAGTTGTTTTCGACCAGGGCCTTATCGAACCAGGTTTTAACCGACTTAGGCAGACTGGCGACTTTGCTACGCGGGGGCATAGGGTCAGCTCCAGTATTTTTCTGGGCGGGCAATACCGGGATTACAGTCGATGGTGTACTCGGCCACGTCGACGCCGTAGTGGGTCAAGCCGCAGATCCATACGCCGCTAGACTGTTTCTTCAAGGTCGCCAAGCTACGGTCAGCCAGGTAATCCAGTTCGCGTCGTAGTTCCAGGGTGGTGACGTCTGGAATGATTCCCTGGATGGCCGACAGCACCAGGGCTTCGTGGGGATCAACCGGGCGCGCTGTGTTGAGAGTTAGGATGATGTACCAACGCAGCGATTCGCGGCGCACCTTGGCTGGATCAATGTTCATGGGCGTAGTCCTTTGAGTTGAGCGTTTTCTAACCTGAGCGCCAAGCCATCTAGCTTGGATTCGATAATGGATTGGTTGCGTACCCAGTCCTCGCGGCGGACATAGTGCAAAGGCATATCGCCACGTAAGCGCTCCATGCCGATCTCGACCTGGCGCAAGCGCTCACTGTCCTTGTCCACGATGGCAAAGCGTTGGTCCAGGCGCCGTTCCATTTGCACCAGGAGCATTTTCATTACACCGACGAAAGCTCCCAGGATGGTTACGGCAATACTGATCATCTGCCACACCGGCATTTCGAATGTCGCCATCAATGCGTTCTCCTTTCGCGATGGTTTTGGCACTGCGCGCAACGTTGCACTCCAGGAATGGCGTGGCGCCGATCTTCCGGGATAGGCAGGTCACAGTCAGGCACCTGACAGAACTCAGCCGAAGGGCCGATCAACAGTTCCACTTGTGCCAAATGAGTCGCTAAAGCACTTTCGTTGTGCAGGGCTTCCAGCACGCTGGCGTAATCACTTGCTTTCATTGCGGGTCCAATTGATCAGGTTTCTGAGCTGTGCCCGGCAGATTCCATACAGCTCGCCATTGCGTACCTGGTTGGTCAGGAGTTGTTCCTGGGTGACGCCTGAGTCGAGGTCGTCAGCGGTTCCGGCTCCGCTGGCAGGCGAAGGAGTTCGGCCGGAGCCGTTCGTGGTTGGCATTGCGGGATTGGGGGCGATACCGTTGGCGGTGTTCCACACGCGGACAAAGCCATTAGTGAACACAGCAACAGGCAACGGCTCTGGCTTCGCATCCAGGGCGCGGCGATAGAGAGTGGTAACACGGGCGATTTCTCCGGAGAGTCGGTCGGTGGTATGGCGTAGGGTTTCCTTGGCGTCGGCAAGCTGGGTCGCCAGTTCGTTGCCCTTGTCTTGCTCGGTTCGCAACTGCGCCAGTGCCGTGTCAGAGGTGCGCTGCTTTTCCAGGGCGTACTCTTGGCGCAGGACGGCAACGGCGGTTTCTCCCTCAGACTTGCCCAGTCTGTAGCCTTCGTCTTTGCCGTCCTCACGGTTCAAGTGGATGCCGTACACCACGGCGCCGATAACGGCCACGTACCAGAGCAGCGGTTTGACCAGGTCAAAAAGGCCCTTCATTGGCAGACTCCCTGGCCCCAGCCATCAGCGACGTACAGAGCTTCCCAGCGCAGCAGGATCAAGCGCGGGTATTGCCGGTTTTCCTTGAAGGCAGCGGCCGAGCGTCCGCTGTTGAACCACTCGACGGATTCGAACCAGGTCAGCGGATCGGCCCCTTTGGCCGATGCCAACTTGCGGTCTTTGATCACCCAGCCCAGGCCGCCGTTGTAGGCAGAAAGGATCAGCGCCGCCTGTTCGCAGGAACTACGCGCCCGGATGCGGCTCGCCAGCCAGCGGTCATAGCTGACAAGCGCTTGCATGGACCAAACCGGGTTATACGGTTCAACCTTGCCGAGGGCCTTGGGGAACAGCTCGGCAAGCCAAGTGGCGGTCGAGGGCATCACCTGGCCCAAGCCTTGCGCACCGACGGGCGACTTCGCGTCGAACTTCCAGCGGCTTTCCTGGTGGATCTGTGCGGCGAAGGTGGACACCGGAGCATCAAGGCCCCATTCAGCCTGAGCGATGCGGGTCAGGTCGCGGCGATAGCGGTCGGCTTGGTCCGGAATTTCGGCCTTAGCTGGTGGGCTGACGGCCAGACCTACCAACAGGCCAATTCCGGCCGCAGCTATATATAGAAGGGAACGAGAACGCCGCATGTCAGAGCCCCAGCGTCAGGCCGAGGACGCAGCCCAGCACGACCAAGGCGCGGCGAATGCCTGCCATGGAACGCTCGCAACTGGGCACCATGTCCGGCCGGGCATAAGGGAACAGCGCTCGATCCAGCCAGTACCCCAGCACACAGCCCAGCGTCACCAGGCCACATTTATAGAGAACAACAGGCAGTTTGGTTGGGGCGACGATAGCCAGGCTGAACAGCAAGGCCAATGTGATCAACGCCCAAAAGGTCATACGAGGCGTGCGGGGACGCCGCTTCGGTGCGGTAGAAGTCATGGGGATACTCGCGGTGAGTGAAGAGTGGCGCGCAGTGCGGCCAGGTGATTTGCGGCCACCACGGCGTCACCGGGGACATGGACGGGTGCCCGGTACTCGGCGAAGGTTGGTGTGATGGTTCTTACAGCGGGGCGTAACTTCTCCTGTTCACGAACGTGCTGTTCTGTGCGGGCTTCGGCTTGCGAGATATGCGACTGCACCAACTCACGCCAGTCGGCCGGAACCTTGGCCCATAGCACCGCACGCGCAGCATCATCCCCGGCAGCTTGAATGAGCTGGGCGAACTGGCGCGGCCGCTGGGGCCGAGAGACTTTTGGGGAAGCGGGAGCGGAATGCATGATGCGAACCTGCCGTTAGGGGAACGGTGCCAGCTTCGCGTATAGGGGGGAGTGGTTGAGTATCAGCGGGGTTTAAGAAAAAGCCCCGCTCGGTGGCGGGGCTAGATGTTTGCTGAACAGGGTTTAAGTCGGGCCCAATAAGCCGTTGTCACGACCGGCCTGAATGGTCTTGTACGCACCGATATGGGTAAGTCCACTTTCGCTTTTGGTTGGAACTCTCAACGTCATATACATTGCAAGCACACTCCCGCAATTCCAGTCAGACTTACCATCTCCAAGCGCACTATAAACAACGTCAAGTAACTCATAATGGGTGATCGGGATCTGTGCAGCGTCCAGCTTTTGGCGAGTCACGATAATCATGTTACCGATGTTTTCTGCTTCCTGACCTTTGGCAAGGTTGTTGCGGCATTGCTGAGCTGCGCGCTGAGTCATTTCAAGCAACTGCTCTTTTCTTTCTACGGTTGCTGTTACTCCGCGCTCCTGGTCCTTTTCCGCAAAGATGGTAGCGATAGAGGAAGTGGTATATGTCTGTGCGAACGCATTTGAACCAAGTGCCAGCAGGACGGCTAATGCCACTACGTTCCTTTTCATCAGTGCAAAGTCCCTTCGTCAAACCCAAAAAGATCAGGCTCGCTCTTGCGATGCAGCGCCCGTTGTCGACGAATGATGTCATAAATGGTCTGGTTCGCAAGGTCGTACTTGCTGACCAGGTCCGGGATCTTAATGACGTTATCCTTCCAGTCCCGATAAATCATGGCATCGCGTAGCGCTCTTTTGAGTGCATCCCCGCGTGGCAAGTACACCACTCGACCACCCATCACAGAACAAATCGCAAAGACAACATGCCGGGCCAGTTCGGCGGCTTCCACACCCGGCTTGATTTCGACCAGGAGCTTGGCCTCGGCGATTTCTACCATTTCTCGTAATGAGCCCTCCCAGCGGGATATAACCGTAGGGTCTTGCATGTTTGCCAACACCTTCTTGGCGTCCAGTTGATCGATGTCATCCGGGAACAGTTCTTCGTTCATCGCTCCGGTCTCCCATGTCGGCGGGCATCATAGGTCAATGCCGCAACCATTTTTTGCAGTTGCGCGGGGTCGAGCCATTCCACGCGCTCGACCTTGAACATGCGCAAAGCCATGCCATCGGCATACGCCCAGGAGCGTTTGGCCTCTGCGAGAAATGCCTCAATCTTGCCCACTAGCTTTGCCCGGTCTGGCGCCGCTGTCGGTGCTTTTCGGCCCTGCTTTTTAACCTGTGTAGGCTCCCAGCCCAACCGGGCGAACTCGGCCAAAACAGCGCCGGTCTGGCGTGGGTTGAGGTCTTTGGCCGAACGCACACCTGCCACGCGAACTAGCAAGGCGCGGTAGGTTTCGTCATCGAGACCGAGGTCTTTCTTGGCGATATGGATTTTGCTCAATTGCAGGTTTCGTGTGCTCATTGTCTCCCTCCTTTGATCAATACCTGGAACGCTGCCGGGTCGCTGCGGGACAGTGCCGCGACACCATGAATTGTCATGGTGAGCGCATGTTCTGCTTCGTCGAACTGCCCCGCAGTGCGGATCTGTTCCAGCTCGTTTTGGGTGCCGCTGTAGATTTCCATCTTGAGCTTGCTGGCCCCCATAGCCAGGCGCTTGTTACTCTCACGCTTGCGCTGGGCGCGTTTACGCTCGCGTGCCAGGCGGGTTTTACGTTGCCGGGGTGTTTCGTCTGTCATGGGTGGCTGCTCATCAGTACCAGGTAACCACGCCTGGCAGACCGCCCCGGTAGGCCGGGGTGGTTTCGCTCAATGAAGGGTTGTAGTGGTGGGTTGCCAACGGCACGCAGGGACAGTGCCTAGCATCTTTTCGCTGGCGACTAGGTCGAACACCTTGTTGAAAATGCGTACGGCTTCCGACTGTTTGGGCGCGCCCAGCGGGTTGGTCGGGACGCCCGTCATATCAATGGCTACAGAGGGCCTGCCGTTGTCTTCGCGGCGGTCTTCAAGGGTGAGAGTGATCTTGGCCATGTGGGCTCCTAGCGTTGCTTGTGGAAGGTGATGTGGTAGTCACGGGCGACCTGCCGAACGTACTTTTCAGTCATGTGATGTTTACGAGCGATCCATTTAGGGGAGTTCCCCATGGCGGCGTCTGCCATGATCAACGCCGCGTGCTTGCCGACATCCGACGGACAGACGTTTGCTTCGGGAGCGTCAATAGGGGCCACGGGCGCAAACAGATGGGCATAAACCGGCGAGCGCTCCGGGTTAATGGTGAACGTCGCCGGGGCGTTGCTCATCTGGTGACCGACTTGCTGGACTGCGCCGCCGCGCTTGAGGAATTCCTCAGTCAACCGGTCGAGATTGGCGCGCTCGATGTCGTGTTGTGGTGAATGCATTGGCAGGGGATCGCTGCGGGTATCGTGATAGCGCTGCATAGTCAGGCCCCCAAAGCTCGAAAGCCGGGCTGATTGCTTTTGGCAATCCACTGGATGAAGCGCGCTACAGCGACGATGCCTTCACGCTGGTTCGCAGCCTCTGGAACACCAGGAACAAACAGCGTTTCGTTGTCATATCGAGACAGACGCGCACTCACACTGATGATGTCGCGAACTATTGTTTCCTCACCTGTAGCGAGTGCGATGGCTCCCTCAGGAAGGGTTGCGCCAAAGTCGATATGGCCGGAGGCGAAGCAATAGGCTGTGATAGTTTTTTTCATTTCACACTCCAGCAATATCAAGGCTGATGGGCTCGTATTGGTCGGTATCCCCGACACGTTGGTAGACGCGGATGTAGGACTTGGAGCCAACCACCTGGCAGGCGTCGCCGATGGCTTGCATGGCGCGCTGCCAGCGCTCATCGGTAATCTCCATCCGACGCAATGCCAAGACACGGGCCGTGCGGATGTCTCCTTTCTGGTCAGTGCGAAAGGCGTCATTGACCAACGTGACCACTTCGGGACGCGCCCCAGTGGTCCAGTCGCGTAGGCACTCGTCAATCAATGCCCGTGCAGCCTGGAGGCGTTCGTCGAAGGCGATGCTTTCCTGGACGGCACGCATGATCTTGTAACGACCATCAAAGCTAATCAGGCTGACGTTGCCTTTCTTGCCGCCGATCTGAGCGCCGTATTGCTCGGCGCTGAGTTCTACGAATGCTTCGATGTCGCCAAATGCAGCGGCCTTGAACTTCGCCAGCACGGTGCTTGCCTCGCGTGCCTGCTTGACCAGGTCAAGCACCAGGGCATCGCGTGCCAGATCTATAGGCTTGATCAGAACCTCTGGAATCAGGCGTTTCTGCGCGTCGACCCGGTAACCTTCGGGAATGATTTGTTGTTGTGTCATTGCAAATGTCCTCAGTGGAGAGTCGGACGCGACCAGTCGGCAGGACGGGTAGCGCTGATGGGTTCGCGCCATTCCAGGGTTACGCCCTGGAACTGCACGTTGAAACGGGTGCTACCTGCCGAAACGTGGCGCATGTAGCCTTCGCGGTCGGCTTGGCCGAGAAGGCGGTTGCCGTCTTCTGGACCAATTACTAAGAGGTTGTGGGCCGGGCAAAACCCCAATATGCGGATGCCATGCGCCTGCAACTTGCGCGCAGCGGCGTTGAACACGCGCAGACGGTCGGCCAGGGTCGGGGTCAGGACTTTCAACGAGGTGCGGTTAGTGGAGGCGAGCATGGGCGTTCTCCTGGTTGCAGCAGTCGGGATTGATTGGGCAGTGTTGGCAGGCGCGCCAGTGCTGCATCGCCTGCGGGTTATGAGTAGGCGCCGGTTTTTCGCGGTAGCTTTGGCACTGATCGCTAGTGACGGTCTCGTCCAGGGCGACACATTCAATACGGCCTAGGGTTTCCATCACCCGCCGCTCGACACCAGCTGTACTGGGCGATGCATAGCGGTTGGAAAGGATCAGGCTGACGGCCGTGCGGCTCATGCCAATGCGCTGGCTGGCCTTGGTTTTATTGCTGGCGGCAACTTCGGCAGCGAGCAGGCGCACGAACAACGGCACCTCATTGCCCCAGGCGGAAAGGTTGACCTGGTTCATTGGGTCACCTCCTGGTCAGCCTTGCGCCACACCACCTGATCCAAGTTCGGGTCGTAGACCTGGTCGAAGTCACGCTGGTAGATGGGGTGTTTAGGCCCGGTATAACGCGACGGCACCAGCCGAAAGCGGGTTTTAAAGCCTGCTGTTCCGCCTCTGCGGCTCACGTAGCCAGCCTTTGCCAGGCCCGACAAGTAAACCTGAGCGCCGACCTCACTTATGGACACGCCGTTAACGCTGGCGGTGGCTGCGGCCTCGGCGGCGGTGAATTCACCGAGGATGCGCAATGCCCGCCAGATATTTTCCACACCGCCTGCATGGGTCGTTCGCTTACCGTGATGGTTAACCCGTGGGGCTTCGACACCCTCGTCCTTGAGTAACTTCCATTCGGAATCGCGGCGGTCGATGTTGCGGACTTTGCTCACAATCCCGGCCTTTTCCATATCTCGGAAATAGGCACGTACCGCTTGATCGTCCTGGTTCGATTTGCGTGCAACAGCGTAGGTTGTCAGTGCTTTAGGCCCGGCGTTGACAGCGCGGATAGCTTCCCAAATGTATTGACGTGGGGACTTGCCGCCCACCATCACCAAATCGGCTCTGATTCTTGGCATCCCTCAAGTCCTCCGCGACGGCGCTTCGCCGGTGAACCAGCTATCAGAGCCCCAGTCAGCAAGGTTGATACTGTCAAGGCAGCGGGCGCGGGCCTCGCCGTAGACCTTGTACAAGTTGACCGCTACACGACGCAGGCAGCCATCCACCTTCTTGCGCAAGTCCTCCAGCAAGTCATCGGCGAAGTGCAATTCTGGGTAGCTGGATTCGGCCAATGCCCGCAGATCGTCGAGCGTGGCGCGTTGCGCAGGCACCCACTCAAGCACTCGGTTATGCAGGCGCTCAAGCTTTGCCAGGCTACTGGGTACACGTTCTTCGCCGATCAGAACGATGGTCCCTTCGCTGGCGTTGTAAATATCGGTCAGGACGTTGGCTACGGCCTTTTCGAGTAGGTATTGCACGTCGTCAATCAACAGCGGGCGACCGCTCTTGGAAAGCTGTTCGGCGACTTGGTCGACCATTACCGACATGGTCGAGGCTGGTTGGATGCTCATCTCGCGGAGGATGGCGTGCAGGAAAGCTTTTTTGCTCCAAGTGTCGCGACACTCCACGTAGTAGGCACGGTGCTGATTTGCGGCGAAGGCAGCACCGACGCTTTTACCCAGTCCACTTGCTCCGTACATCACCACCACGCCAGGCAACCCCTGTGGACGGTTGTTAGTTCGTGCGATAGCGGCAGACAAGAGGCCGACGTTGGTCAGGGGGACAATCTTGGGAACACTCATAATTCGACTCCTAAAGGTCTGGGGTTAAGCGCGGGCCTGCTCGGCGAACGCGAACATTTGCTGTATCGAGGTGAAGTCCGGGTGCTGCGGGTAGCGGGAATGCCATTGGGTTTCTTCTGGTGACAGCGACTCGCCGCTGGTGAGACGGGCGTCGAGCTGGTTCCAGAGTCGATAGCGGGCGGTTGGGTCGGTGGGTAAGTCGAAAGCTTTTGGTTTCGGCGCCGACAGTTCGGCGAACTGGCGAGCTTCGGCCATCTGCTTAAGACTGAGCTGCGCCGATGGCGCGGTGGACGGCGCGATCATTTCCACGCGCTTGCCGGTCAAGGTTTCAAGCTTGTCTACGGCACGCTTCATCTGGCCGCTTTCGCGCTTGTCATAAGCCTTTTCGATCATCGCCTTCGGCATGTAGTCGCTGGCATTGCCATCCACCAACGCCTCACCGATCAGTTCACCTTCCAGGGTTCGAACCCACACACGGGAAGCGTCACGGACGTCGTAAGCCAGGCGGATGTCATCGCCATGAAAGCTGCGCAATGCATCAAGGAAGTAGGTTTCGCCTGCCCAGGTGACTTCGCCACGACGTGTCGGCCGGACGACTTGTGGGCGCGACAGGTCGTTGAGCAGTTCGGCCGGGGCGATAATTGGCTCCCAGCCTTCGGCGCGTGCGGTTTCCCACGCTTCGTTCGGGCTCATGTGGCGCAGCTTGCCGGTCAGCGGGTCGCGGAATTTGGCGAGCCCCCTGTGCGGACTGTTGTTGTAGGTTTCAATCTCGTATTCGACACCGGCCATGAACTCGGCGAAGGTCGGAATCAAGCGGGTACGGCCAGTTTCGCGCAGCTCTTTGCGACCAATTCGATGCACTTTCGTGCCCGCATGTTTGTCCATGTCGGCGCCGATATAGCTGGTCAACTTCTTGGCTGCGTTGACCCAAATGGTCTGGTGGGAACGTTCGATAAGACCTCGTGCCTGGCTGTTGTAAGGCAGCGCATGGGTCATGGTGCCGCCAAGCCGGTCAACAACTTCGCGGACGGTGTCGTTGGCAAAACCTGAGCCATTGTCGACGTAGAACATTGCGAACATGCCGTGCTGCATGGCGTCACGTAGCGCGTCCATCACACCGATGGTGGACTCTGCCTCACCAATGGAAATGCCAATGGCCTTCCGTGTCGCGACATCAAGAACGGTGGTTGCTTCCGGGCGGTATGGCTTGCCGGTACGAGGGTTCAGCACCTCGGCGTCGAACTTGTGACCGTCTGCGGTGAATACGTCGCAGGGGTACATGCTCTTGGTGGAGCGGCGCTTGAACGGTTGCAGGGCTTTGAGTTCCTGCGGTGTACGACGGCCACGCTCGCGGGCTTCGGCGCTGAGCTTATTAAGGAAGCGGCGCACGACATGGATGCTGGGCCGTTCAGCCGGGTTCTTGAGCGCAAACTCGGCATAGGCCGATTCGACGCTTGGCTTGGTCGGGCGCTGGTAGCAGGCAAGAAACGACGCTGACCATGCAGGCAAACTCATGTCCTTTTGACGACGAGCAGGTGCGAGGCCGGTTTCACCTTCTTTGCGGTAGTCGGCCAGCCAGCGTTTGAGCGTACGCTCGCTCAAAGAGCGGTCGCCGGTCTTGCGGTCATTGGCGCGCTGCACCAATCCATTCAAATAGGGGGTGAGCTGTTCTGCTTTTGCCAGGGAAACCAAGGTGTCGATGGCGCGTTGCTGGCTGATGGTCTGGCTCATGCGTTCGATTTCGCGCACGAAGGCCAGGCGAGCGGTCATCACAGAGCGTTGATCTTCGCTCAAGCGTGACGCAGAAACGGCGTCACGCTGAACAGATATTGAATCTGTAAGCGGTGCGCATTCAGGTTCAGCCTCGGACACGGAGGCGGCGATTAGCGCGGCCTGAGTTTCTGGCGGCAGAGCTGCAAAGCGATACTCGACAGCCTTACTGCCAAGACGGCCCTGGCCTTCCCATCGTTCGCGTTTAGCACGTATCTGAATTGCCCGCTCTGTTCCAGGCATCCCAGGCAGACCAGCCAGCTCGCGGGCGGAGTACCAATTATGCATGGCCGTCACCCAGCATCTTTTTAAGCTCGCGTGCTTGCCTGGTCGCGTCAGCGGCGACACGCGCTAGACGGCCCAGCTCAGCATTGAGAGCATCACGACCGTAAGCCACGCGGCCACCACGCTGCTCAACGAGCCAGTCCGTTAAAACGTGACTGCTACATACTTCTTCAAGCAACGGTGCTCTATAGAACGGCAGGTTATGGTCTGTTCGGGCTGGGCTCGACCACGCATCAAGCATGTGCTTGCTAACGTCATCGCCGGAAAGGCGGGACATGCGTGCGCCAATTTCATAACGATCCAGATCGGAACCTTTCAGAATCTCGCTGATCAGTTCACTGACCTGCGCCGCATTGTTGCCATTGCCTGGTATAGCCAGAACTGGCTGGGGAACAGAGAAGATGTCTAACGTACGATCGTCCTTTACACGGCGCATGTTTATCCCTCCGTACCGGTTTTACGGTGTCGAAGGGCATAACCTGGGTTATGCTCTTGGCTAGAAGTTGCGTTGTGTTCAGCACGCTGTACCCGAATACGGTGTGGAGTGCCGTTTGCGTTCCAACGTTCGGGCCACAGGTCGATTGGCTTGAGGCCGAGCGCACGCGCAATGGCTCGCTCCATTCGCGGATATGCGGTGCGCTTGGCGTTTTTGACGGCAGCGTCTGTAACGTCAAGCTCACGCGCCAATGTGGCGAGTGACGTACCTCTGGTACGAAGTTGGTATTTGATCCATTCCCATCGCTGGGCTGGGTCAAGCGGGATTTCGGTTTTGTTCATGCCTAGCGTCCATTCATAAACACCGGCAAGGGTGTTTTTTTGGGATGTCTAACGTTACCTAGGGCATAAACATAGCCAAATATAACTACGTGGTAAAGCGAAAAATGGCTTTTCGCTTTCCATCTTTGGCTAGATGGTGGTTGATTTTGTCTATCTCTTTGATCTGTAAGGCTTTATCGAGAAAGCGAAATTTCGCTTTGTGCAGGGATGCCGTTTCGGATAGCTCAAGGGAGAAAGCGAAATGAGTGAAGGGCTTGCGGAGCGTATTCGGCAATGCGCCGAGATAGCGGGAAGTGGCGACGAGCTGGCGCGACTTACCGCTATCCCCCGACGCACTCTTGAGTATTACCTCACCGGGCAGAGTGAGCCCAAGGTGGCGCGGTGTGTAGACATCGCTAAGGCGGTCGGCGTCGACATTGGCTGGCTGGCTTCTGGTGAGGGGGAGAAGTTGAAAGGAGCCGCGTCCCAGTCTGTTGCGGAGGACAAGTACGCCTACGTGCCGCTGTACGATGCGCACTGTAGTGCGGGGCACGGTGCTTGGAGCGAAGGGGCCACTGTCCTAACCCAGCTTGCGTTCACGGCGTACTCGCTTCGCAAGCAAGGCCTGGACGCAGCGCGACTGTCCGCAATCCGAGTGGACGGGGATTCGATGGAGGGCCTGCTAAGCGATGGCGATACTGTGATGATTGACCACAGCCGCAGTACGCTTGAGGGAGAGGCTGTCTATGTCATCCGGCTGGATGACCATCTCTATGCGAAGAGGCTCCAGCGGCAGTTTGACGGGTCTATTCACATCATCAGTGAGAACAAGGCCTACCGCGATATGGTCGTCCCCAGGGAGCAGTTGAACGATCTGGAGATAATTGGGCGCGTGGTGTGGGCTGGCGGCTGGATTTGACTCGCAAGGTATAATATCAACCTACAGAGGCGGCGTTGACGCCCGGTGCCAAAGGTTTCGCTAAACTGGCACCAGGCCAACGCCTGAACTCAATTTGATCTGTCTATTGCTTGGCGACGCTTTGGCATTGGTTTGAGTAACAGCGCATTCCTCAACCCCTTGCCCCGCCTGGCCTGTCGCACTATCTCCCGCCATATCCCGGTTCATCCCACTGACTTCCTACCGGTGCCATATCTAGAACCTCCCCACAGCCTTCGAGCCGACCTAATCATTGAAGCGTGCGCGGTGTGGCTTCTACTTCCTCAGACGCTGACGAAGTCAGCAATCTTTTGATCTTGCTCTTGCTCTTGCTCTTGCTTTGGATCTTGATCTCAGTCGCCCCGTTAAACCACGCTGGCCGAACGCAGGCTTGAATCCGTGGGTAACCCGGCAGGACGCCGGGTTAGCCGCCCTGCGCCATGGATGGCGCATGGCGGCGGCCCACGGATTCAAGCCGGAGTGAGGGCATGCCGAGCCTAGGCGAGGCACCGAGTGGTGGGGCGAGGACCTTTTGGTTACTTTTGGGTCCTTCCAAAAGTGACCCGCTGTTGAACTGCCCCCAAAAGTTGGACACCTGACCCCTCGGGAGGGTGTTCCATGACGAAATACAACCTAGCACTCAAGCAATCACTGATTGAAGAGTGCCTGTCTGCCAGTAGCGTTCATGAGGTGGCCCTCAAGCATGACTTGAGTCCATCGCTGCTGCGGCGCTGGGTCAAGGGTTTTGAAAAGCACGGCGCCTCTGGCTTGATTGCCAAGTACAGCCATTACGATGCCCAGTTTAAATTGAAGGTTTTGCAGTGCATCGAACAAGACGGACTGTCGGACCAACAGGCCTGTATACGGTTTGATATCCGTGGTCCAAGTAGTATCAGGCAGTGGCGAAAGCTGTACGATGAAGGCGGTGTAAAAGCACTACAACCGCATCGTCTTAAAGAGCCCAGCATGCCCCGCAAACCTTCCAGGCAACCCAAAGCAAGTCCTGCTCTTCCTGCGGACGCAGGACTGACCCCTGAACAAATGCTCGCAGAACTGGCCTATCTGCGCGCGGAGAATGCCTATCTAAAAAAGCTCGATGCCTTAATCCAAGCGGATCCCCGTACTGCGCAGCCAAAAAAACGCAGACCGTCCAAGGATTGA